CCCAGCCAGTCTTTCACCCCGGTACGGTAACCTTTACCTCCGATATTTCACTTCCGCTTAGGGAAGTGCCAGGGAACCGCTCGCCGCCCCCGAAGGGGCGGCAAGAACAAAAGAGCCACGAAGGCTAACAAAAGAGCCATGATGGCTGCAAAAGACAAACCGCGAACGGTTGGAAAATCAGCCGCGTACCATAGAGGCGACAGCCATACCTGTGGACGCGACCTTCTCCACGATGTCGAGAACACCGGGCAATTGTCTAGTCGCAGCGGCGATATGCTTCTCCCAAGAAACATCGCTTGACACCCCATGGTGCGTGTGCGAAGACACTGCCGGGTTCGACAAGTCGAACCGGACTCGCCATTCAATGGTGATAAGCAAGCTAAGCGACGCGTTGTCTGGATTGTAGATCACCATAGGCGCCCACCCGTTAGTGTCGTAAGGAGCATTAGCAAGGCTCCACGCAGCGGGGGTAACGCCATCCGTGTTCAGCGCCGCAGTGACCTCATGTGCCCCGCGGAATTGAGAAACATCCGCCATTGAGAGCGGGTGGGAATCCATCTGAACACCCCGAAGCACCAACTTACCCGCCGACATCAAGCGCGGTCGGAAATATGAGACAAACTGGCTCTCAATGTCCGACCACGTCCTTGTGGTGCCGCGCATATCCATTCGCACAGGAACGACAGCAGCTGCAAGCTGGCCGGTGGCCTGTTGCAAGTTCTGGTTAGCCATTACCTGCACTGAAATGGCTGCGGGACACAAGGTGCCGGACCCTGAGGGGCCGGCCAAAGTGTCGGCAACGGGTAGAGGTATGCCATAGAAGCGGGTGGCGGCGGTGCCGCCAATAGCCCCAGCACCGTCCTCAGTGGCACAGCAGATGTTCGTCCACAGGGGCACACCATCAGCAGGCCCTGCGACGCCTCCAAACCTGGCGAAGGTCCCAACCATGGCCCACCTACTTGTGGTCTTGATAAGCCTGGTTGTGCGGACAATGGTGTATGGTCCGACTGCGCGAGGCAAGGCTGCGTGGGATTGGCAGAATGCGTCCCAACATCCGGATGGCAACCGCGGGATGGACAACTTGCCGTTCCGCTTACCGTTGCCGTTGCCGAATGCGACTCGCACGGCCTTTCCCGTGCCCTGTGCCTGGACTTTATCGGCAGTCGAACGTCTTCCATTCGTCTTTCGCTTGACAATCTTGCGTCTGACAGGCAATCTAGCCATTGCGTCGACGTCGGGTGAAACTAGCCTCCGGCTCAACTAAAACAGCCTCCGGCTCAACTAAGAAAACTGTAGCCTATGGCTCAACTAAGAAAACTGTCCAAGTGGTCTTCCTCGCGCCACATGGTGCCCGGCCCCGGCTAGCAGGACTTCGGTCTCATTGGACCCGGGGTCGCCTAATCCAACGTCTCAATGGGCATGGCGGGAACATCAGTGTTCCAACCCATCTCCCGACACACTCCGAGGAACTGCTCCATCTCAACGGCGCTGTGCCTCAACGCGAACAAGCACCCGCCAATGGCCTCCTGGGCCGGCACCCCTGTACCGGACCGGTTGAGCTCCAAGCGGGCCAACATCTTGTCGAGGTTCATGAACCGAGCGAACCAATGGCCAGCCCGCTTCACAAACTCGTGCGAGGTGAACGGAACAGGTCCACAGGGACCACTCTCCACAACATCGCGGACGACGACCCCGTTGTCCTCCAGGAAAGTATTATTCCTTCCGGAGGAAACGTTGTCGTCTCCTTGGGAGACGCCGTCCTCTGACCCTGCGATCAACTCGAGCAACGAGCGCATGAAGGAGTTTTGCGCAGACGTGCTGATGATGCCGGACGCAGTGATACCAGCCCGAAGAATCTGGTAGAGCACGCCTCCGATAAACAACACGTGCGCCGAAGTGGCAGCTTGCTCACACCAGGTGAGCTCGCGGAAGATCTTGGAGTCGGGACCCAACCGAATTCGACGCAACCCGTCGAGGTAAATCCAGTCCCTCTGGACTCCAATATCCCATCCTGAGATGTCGGAGCTGGAGAGTTTGCCGCACTTGGCGGCAATACGATCCAGAACAGATCCGACGGCCTTGATGCCGTCATCGTGGTGTCCCATGCCCACGCAATGGAACCCCGCTCTTCCGTCCTGATAGGACGCAATGTCCTGTTTGTCTTGCTTCCTGTTGGTAATACCCGCAACAAGGACATCAATGACGGAACAATTCCAGATCAACCTCCATCGCTTCGTCTTCTGCTTCTTCACAGAGCTGGGCTCCCGTTTAATAAACGGAGCCCGAGGATCCATAAGACCCTCACGGACCATCTGCTTTGGCGTCATGCAACCCATAGCGACGGAACCCCAGGCAAGCCTCAACAAAATGCGGCAGCGAACCAAATAACTGGCGATACCACGGCCCTCATGGGTTTTCCACACCTCCTTCTTCCCGGCGCGATATTGGTCTGCCCAACCGGCCGACTTGTCGCCCTCCAGGGAGTCGAGGATGGCGTCAACGCCATAATGGATACCGCCGCCAGTAATATAAGGCTGCTCGCACGGCTCGTAACTTGAGACAATCTTATCGAAAGCCTCACGTACCTGCGGAGTGTCCTTAAGGTCACGCGCACAATGCGTGGTCAGCTGGCCCTTCAAGCTCTCTAGGACAGCCTCAGGATTGTCGCGCGGGATAATGTAGTCCTGCATCTTAACGCCGAACTTCTCGCATGCGTCCTTGAACTGCTGCCTGAGCTTCTTTTCGGGGGACGACTTGCCAGAGCTTCTTGCCTCGGATTTGCCGACCCTCATGAGAACGGGCTCGCCGTTACAATCGTGAGAAACGACAGTCTCCTTGGGATCCCACTCGATCGCACCGGCCGCGAGGTACTCACGGAACCGGGCGAAAGGAGCGGACGCCAGAAGCTCTTTCGGGTCCCAAGTCGACACGACATCAGGATCCGGAGCATTCGCCGCCAGCTGTTTCTTGATCTGCTCTTCAGTGAGAGAAGCGCCCTCTGACTTACGATCAGCGGTGTCCGGCAACCACTTATTCACGTGGACCGGAACGCACTGGACCTGAGACTCGGAAAGATCTTCCTCGTCATCATCGTACTTGGCTCGCCTGGCTCGGCGACCGGCATCGCGACCTTGAAAATCCGCGTAGTCGTCACCTCGCCCGGCGATCTCCCTCTCGTGCTGGAGGAGAGCATCGCGTTCGTCTTGCTCTCGCTCGGCCTGCTCGGCCAGTCGAGCTTTCTCTTCATCCATGCCATAGTCGTCCTCATCGTCGGACCCTTGGCCGTAAAAGATGCTGTTGAGAAAAGCCGGATCGTCCCACCGGTTATACTGGGCGGGACTCTTCTCCTTCGACTCGCACAAAAGTTCGGTTGCCAAAGTGGCTCCCACTTGCCTTCGGAAATGAATGACATCTGGAACGCAGACTCCGAAATTAGCGGGGCGCTCGTCAATCTGCCCACACATGTGGATAGCAACAACTTTGCACGCCCCGTTCACAAGCTGGAAAACGGGAGAGCCAGAATAACCGGGCTCGGTCGAGATCGTGTACCCGATCCTACCCGCAAGCTGGTCCTCCCGCGTCTGCGGAATCAAACTTCCCCTCGACGTGCGCATGACACCGTCGGGGCCGAAGGTCGTCATAAAGACGAAGCCCTCAGTTGACGCTCTGAACGCGTTCTCCGAAATTGCCTTGACACCTACTACAGCCCAAAAGAAACCGGGCAAGTCGATGCTGGCCAAATCAGATCCCGAGTAAGGGACGTGCTTGGACCCACAATGCAAATCATAGGCAAAATCCGGGCTCAGCGCTTTCTTGTCTCCCGTCTTGGGGTTCAAGATGGCCAAAGATCCCTCTGTTCGCGGGATGGCCTTCGGACCCTCCAATACATGGCGGGACAGATACGCGCGGTTCCCAGACCTGTAGCCGTGAGCCACTGGCATGTCTCCGGCGTCCGTGCAATGGCATACGACGAACACCCCACTTATCCATGTGAAGGCTCTGTCGACGCCACCGTGGACAGCCAACAAATTCTCGGTCGCATCCAGAGGCGTCAACGAGTACTGCGGAACTCCAATGGAACCCAGTTCTCCAGTCACCACTGATGGCGTGAGCTTGTAAGTTCTCTTGTCGTTGGGGTCACACCAAATGAGACCCAATGATGTGTTCTGAATAACTCCGGCCTCCTCAGCTGGTCGAAGATTCAAAGGGACCCGCGTGCACATCGCCCAAAGGCGCCCAGCGCAATACTGAACACGATCGGAGTCGCGAGCAAAGCGGGCCGACTTCCTGACAGCAACTGCCAGCAAGATCAACCTGACCAACTTTATCTCGAGCGAGCCACCAGTGGCAGCCCACTTCAAGTAGGAGGTGAAAGAATACCACAGCTTCCGCCGTTGTTCCTTATCAACAGAGAGCAACTTCGCAAACACAGCGCCGACCGCGCGTGCTACAATGGACTCGTTCTTGGCCCTCAGCCAGAGGTATCCCAGACCCGACTTAGCAAGGCCCAAGATCCTCTGTGCAACGGCCAACGAACAACCCACAGGCGAAGCCATGCTCACCTTGCGAAGATCCATCACGTCAAACCTGACGAAGAGAGAGGGATGCGAACCCGGTGGCGAACCGGGACTCGCGAAGCGAGATGCCGCGGGCAGAAGCCCGCGGCAACCAACCAACAAGAAACCAAGGAAAACCCAAAGGGGCCTTCCTC